CTTGTGAGTAAGTCTTGGCTTGTGCTTCCTGTTCTTCGCCAGTAGCTTCTGGCTGAACTTCATTTGTATTAATTTCTTCCATAAAAAATCCTCCCTCGGTTATGGCGCTAAGACCATCCCCAAAAATATTTATTAGTGGTTATACCGCAAGAGCATCCCCACTGTATCTATTAGTAATGTAAAAAGCATGGACTAAAATAATTAGTTCTGCCCATGCCTTGGTAAATTTCTTAACTCTTCCATTCATCTTGTTGCAGTACCATTACCTCCAAGAGAATGATAAAGTTCATATAAGTTTTCAACGTGTTCTAGTTCTTCACTATCAACAAACCCTTGGCGCATATCTTCTTTATATTCCAATCGGATCAACTCACGTAGCATAGCTACATGACTTTGCTTTACTAACTGTGCTTCCTTGCGCTTTTGGCCGATATTATATCTATCTGCTATCCAGCATAGCGCCTTATAAAACGCCCACAATGAACCAAGAGCGCCAAATAGAGCTTCATAAGTGAATTGTAAATTAACCATAGTTATTCCCCTTCTACTACAAGTAAAAAACTGCATTCGCAGTTAGGATGCCTTGGTAGCATTGTCTGTATCACATCAAGAGGAAATGTTTGTCCATCCAGTGCTTGGCATTCATCGCAGCCATCAGTAGCAAATCATTGCGCTTGTTGAAATCCCATTTCCTTATATTTATCTGTTTGCCCTTGTACCTGCGCATGCGCTGTTTCCGTTCGAGCAATGCGGTAAGCGCAGAACAAATCAACATCTAATCTTTTAGAAATACCAGTAGCAATTGTATAAGGGTTCTCACCTCTGGCAGTGAAGTCTGCCATTGTCTTGGATAAGTCTTTTATCAAATTCTGTTTGCTAAGTCAAATCCTGTCAGAGAACTCTTTACCATCCAAGCACCAAGTATGGTTGATAGCTTGTTCAGCATTGATTGCTTTTGGTACTACAAAAGTATTTTGTATCAACCCCTTTGGCGCAAAGGATTCCACAACCGACTGCGCATATCTGTAGCTGCGCAGCATGGCCGCATCTGTAATCTCTAATTGCTTTCCGCCAATCTCTTTAGCGCACTCATTAAAATATTTAATCAAGATATGATAGTTGTTTGTCTTGAATAAATCATTGGTGTATATCTTTCCATCTCCATTATCCGCATCATTAAGTATCTTGTTAAAAGTATCCAGAAGGTTCTGGTAAAGCTTACCGCTTTGATCTTCGTAGAGCTTACGCAATTCCTTCTGTGTTTGCTCATTAGTTCTCGTTAGATTGCGGCTGGTAGCTTGCTGCACTCTCTTCACCCAGTATGGTGTTCCTTCTGGATAATTGGGATTATTGTTGTTCTGATACTGTTCCATCTTGCGCACCTCCAAAGTCATAGAGGCCTGTTAATCTATCTTGCTGCGCTTCAATTCTTGTCATCTCTTCTGCTGGATCTGGAATGAATGGAAGCATGCCAAGTAATGTTTCGTCTGATACTAAACCTCTTAACTTATTTACCGCATCAACAGTATCTGCTAACGCAGATGGAAGGTTATGATTGAACTCGATGTGAATATCATATGCTTCCCAGTCTATGAGCGTGAAGATGGTATTGAGTAAATGTATTCTGCGCATGATTGCTTTTCTAAACTGGTTCTCAATATTACCAGCAATGTTATTAAATCCTACAAGCTTAAACTGCAATGCGATACCGCTGCTAACTCCAGCACCAAACTCTTCTGAACTAAAGTCTGGAGAGTTAGCGATAGTATGAATTGCTACATTAATATCATCAAGTAAGTTCTGCACAATAGTATCTGAAGAACTCTTAGTTAAATAAGAAACAGTAGCATCATCATCAAGAACAATTACCCTGTTCTGTTTCATCTCTGCTATATCTTCTTTAGTAGCTGTCATGTTTGTTAAAACCATGTATGCATCCACAAAGCTTTCCCAGTCATTAACAGAATCACTTAGCATCTTGTTGTATGCATCTTGTAATCCAATTACGCATTTAAAAATGCTTTCCGCATCATCCGTTAGATAGAAGATAGAGAAAGGAACTTCTTGGAAATAGTGAAGCTCTGGTTCTCCAGAAGGAACAATGCCACCAAAAGCTGGATCAGATACAAAGTGATAAACTGATTCCTTATCATATACATTGATGGAATAGTTATACTCCCACTGCGGATTATCTCAATCCACAATTGGATAATAGTAAATCACATACATTAACTCTTCATCCAAGTCTGCGCTATAAACTGGAATAACTTGTTCTGGATTTATGTTTTTAAAACGGTACTCATTGCGCTCATTCACGTAACAAAGCTGCGGAGCATAACCATAAATAAGCGCATTCTTTAATCATTCGCTATCACTGTTCTGATAATCGTTTGCGTTAAGAACATCCAAAAGAGTAGTGATATCTTGGTCTGCGCCCACTGCGCTATAGGTGATTGGCTTAGAAGTAATATAACCTCTAAAGTTTTCTACAATGCTCTTGCAGTAGTTCTTAACTATTTTATTGTTTGGTTTGTTTGGATCTGATAGCACTCGCTGCATAATCTGCTGCCCAGTGCCGTCATAATAACCTCGGTTAAACTTTAACTCTGGTAATATCTGTTGCTGGTGAAACTCAATAATCTTCTTCAGTCTAGAAGTATTAAGCTCATCCTCTCTATCAATAAAAACTTTCTTCATTTGAACCTCCTAAAAAATATCAGAAGGTAAAGTTTTTAATCTTGCCTTCTGTTCTACACATTGCAAGCCATAACGCAAACAGTCGCATCCATGATTCCATTTATCTTCTGGCTCGTTAATATATTCATTTGTGTTCTTGTCTTTCTTCCAAGAGTAGTTAGATAATTCTTCTATCAAGTTCTCGCATGACGGATCTACGATTATCTGATACTGCTTTAGCTTCTGGATACCTTGCAAGATAGAGCCAGCGCCTTTTACTGCTGGCTTGATACGCCTTATCCCTAAACGCTTTATCTCTTCCACACTTTTCATCTCTGCGGAGTCTGCTATGATAGTGCTTTTAGCAAACCCCATAGCGGTTATCATCTCTGCTATTTGATTATTTAATAATCCCTTCTGGAACATCTCTTGAAACACATATAGCTTCTTGTTCTCATCATCCAGAAGATAAGCAACAAAGGCTGTTGGATCTGCGATGAATCCAAAATCCAGAGCGCAGCATAACTCGCCTTTTACTTGCGTTATATCTACTGGCTCTACTTTTCAATTATCAAATACCAACTTGCTAAGACTACCTCATTCACCCTCTGCATAAATCTTGTAGTAAGAAGGGTTTGTATCCTTCAGCATCAGAAGATTATCAATATATTCTTGCGGTAAGAACCTATTATCATGATAGGTTGTTTTAATAATCTTAGTCTGCGCTAAAAGCTTGCTGTCTGCTTCTGGCGCAAAGAACTGTAAATAAACTCAATTGGCTTTTGATACTGGATTTAATGAAAGATATATCTGCTGGTTCTTTACTTGCGGATTCCTTATACGTAAGCTAATCTGCGTAAAATCATCTAGCGTAAACTCTGTAGCTTCTTCCAGCCATGCATCAGTAATGCCTACAATACTTTTCAGCTTGTTAGGATCATCAACACCACCGCATAGGAATGCGCTACCATTGGGCAATAATAAAGAATAGTCTGTGCGATTTATCTTGCACTTATCTATTATCTTTCAATCCGTTAAAGTATCCAGAAGCAGTTGGAATACTGAGTTCTTAACAGTTCTACCTGTCTTCCTTAATACCAGAATGCGCCGCTGGTCTTTAAGCGCCTTCAGTACTAGCTTCTGCGCAATGTAATGGCTCTTGCCTGATCCTGCTGCGCCATAGAATAGCTGTATTCTTTTGGAATAATCATATACATCTGGAAGATACGCTTCATTAAATAATCTCTTATTTAAAACTATCTTCATCATCAAAACCTATTTCTATAACTTCTTGGCGCAATTCAAGCTTAGTAGGTTCATTTAATCCGCATATCTGGCTTAGTTCCTTCATTGCCGCTATTCTATCCCTATTGGAAGCGAACGGATCAGCTGCTATCTGCTTCAGCATTGCTATATTTTCATCTCTGATTTTGTCGTTAGCTTTTCTGTTCTCTTCTCTAAACTTTTCGATATAAGTTCATACCATAGGATTATTATCGAAAAATTTGTAGGCCGCTTGATTTAAAAACTTTGGCATTTCTTCATCTGGATGATCCAGCAAATACCGCATAAGCGCTTGCTTCTTATTACCGCCAGTAAGATTTACAAAATTATAAGCAACCTCAAAGCATTTATTTTCTAACACTTTCCCTTTAGGCGTGCTTGACATAAACTGCACCTCCATCTCTTTTTTAAAAATAATTAGGGAAGGCACTAAGGCCTTCCCCTTTTTGAATAGGAAGGAAAGG